ACCTTCCAAGGCAAACCCTGGAACGCTGATAACATTGATCACCTGAAGATCGAACTCGGTGATGTCATGTGGTATGTCGCTCAGGCATGTATGGCACTGGACATCTCTCTGGAAGAAGTTCTGGATCGTAACATCAGCAAACTTGCTGCTCGTTATCCCGAAGGAACCTTCGATGCATATTATTCTGAAAACCGTAAAGCGGGTGACCTTTGATGATCAACCTTGAACTCGAACCCCAAACGGCAGTCCATGTATTGCAAGCTCTTGTAGATGCTCAGAACGGATATACCTATGAAGAGCATTGTGTCCCTACTCGTATCGTTGAAATTCGTGAAGTAATTTCTCGGATTGATACTGCTCTTGATGAGGCAATGAACGACTAATGCTTTCTCTTTGGATTCACCTAGTAGCATTCTTCCAAGTTGTCGTAATGAATTGCATTCAACCAGTTAACTGGAAGTATTGCTATCGGGTGGACCAGTGGTTGATTCCAGATGTTGTAGAAGGATATCAACTTTGGACTGGAGAAAAACATCCTTATCAGAATGAAAAGGACTATCTAAATAAGAGGGAATAGTACTCCCTCTTTTTTCATGGCTGAACCGTCAGAAGGTTTTTTTGCTGGTTGTGCTTTATGCACCAATCAAGAAATGGATGCGGCGGTTGCTAATGAGACCAGTCTGCAAAATTTCTACAACATCATGTATCAAAGGTACATGAGTGCTGGAGTTGTTGGGGCTGGTAATGTAAAGAAGGATTTTGAAAAAGTAATTACCTTATCATCAAGCACAAAAACAGATAAGTTTTATTCTGACTTGGTAGTAGGAATTTCTGCAGTCAAAGCAGTTAGGCAATATCTTGCTGCTAGTTCAACTATGAGAGGAATTTCTGGAAACAGTGTTCCCAATGCAGTGTATCTTACTGGTACGCAATGGCCAGCTGCAGTACAACAATTTAAGTTCGCTGCATTTGGAATGGCGGACTACAACTCATCTGATTTGATTCTTCAATATGGCAATAATTATGTTGGGGTATCGCTGAAAAAGAAACCAAAAGGAACAGCAGCAGATCCCACTCTTATCAACAAGGCGTTTGATACTGTTCTCAATGGACCACAGTTCGCTGGCATTAAGACACAGCTTCAAACAGCAAGACAAAATTTCTTTGCTGGAGTTGTAAGAGAGGCATTAACTAATGGACCTTTGGTTGGCATTGCTCAACTTCCCGATGGCACTGATCCTAGATCTGCACCTGCAGAGAAACTTTGGAACACCAGGATTGGTATTATGAAGAATGGGAAACCAACAACAGTTCCCTTGATCAATCTTAAAAGTATTGGCATTATCTCTGATCCTGCGCTGCTGAATACAGCAGAAATTTCTAAGACTGATGCGAATGCGATGAGGGATTTTGTTAATGCAAAGCTTGGGAAGGTTGGTAATCAACCTAATGCTCTGTATAGTCAGTTCCTTTCTATCATCAAACAAAACCAACAGTTATTTGCTGACACTCTTATTAACCTCATCTTAAAGAAAAGTCTTCTTGATACGATGAGCGAGTACACTCGAAATGATTTTGAATTTATCTTGACAACAGGTGTAGGACAGGTTACTATATCTAAGTCAACTGGCATGAATATCAACCTAGGCACAGGTCAATGTATTGGTATTGATAGCGTTGGACTAGCACTTGCTTATCTTAGAAAGCAACCTAAAGTTATCGATATCGACAAAGCAAAAACTCAAGCATCAAATGCTGCTAAGTTGTATTTTAAAGTAAAGTCTGGTCAGTTAGAATTGCTGGATCTTGAGTTAAGATACAAGGGTGACTTTAAATCTCAACCACAGTTCCAAGCATTCTTAACACCAGAGTTTAAATCTCTCCTCAAAGGACAATTCGGTAACGCTAGAAACATTATTTTTGGTTAGTATGCATTTTGATTTGTTTCCTCAGAGAATATACAAGTACCATCTTGATCCTACTGAAATAAAACAGCATATGCTGGATAGGTATAATTCCTATAAGGATTTTTCTATTAACGGAACTCCTTCTGGTTGGTTTTGTAATGTCAGGACAGAATTTGAAGGTGCGTTTCCTCAAGAGATTAGTGATAATTATACTGGTGTTTTGCAACAGTGGAGGAGTGATATTGGACTTTTAGAAAAACCTCATATCTATGAGATTTGGTTGAATACCTACGAACACTCTCATTACCAAGAACCTCACACTCATCTTCCTGGATTTTATTCTGCTATTCATTATGTAATGTTTGATCCTCTTGAGCATGAAGGAACAACATTTTGCAATCCTCTAGATAATATATTTTCTTTCATGTTTGATGGGAACATTATGGATGAAAGATTGAATCCTCACATCTTGGAACATGCCGATATCCCTGTAGAGGAAGGGGACATATTAATTTTTCCATCTCACTTGAGGCACTTTGTTAGAAAAAATGATAGCAAACAACTTCGTATGACTGTATCCTTTAATATAAATAGAGTTGCGGAGAATACACGGCGGGTATTTGCAAAATAATCATGAAGAGTTTCTTCCAGTTTCTAAATGAGGCACAGACTAATGCGGCTAAGCAAGCGAAGAAGCTTGGTCTGAAAGGTGACGGGCATGGTTCTTGGTTAGATTCTCAGAATAGGATTGTAGGTAGAACTGTAGAAGGTGAACTAGTCTTCACCAGTGGTAGAAAACCTGCACAAGAGAGTGATCCTACCAGACCTGGACCTGCTGCTAGAGGACTTCCCCCTCAAGAACCACCCCCGCCTGCTCCTGGCCAGGGTGGAATGCAACCCGAAGAGGGAGAGGTTGAGGAAGTAGAAAAGACCAGAGGAACTCTTACCATTGGATTTGGTAGATTCAATCCTCCCACATCTGGTCACGAAAAACTTCTTGATACTATTAAAGATACTGCTGCTGGTGATCAGTATATTGTTTATCCATCCCACTCCGTAGATCCTCAGAAGAATCCCCTAGATTCTGAGACAAAGGTCCTCTTCATGAAGAAGATGTTTCCTGATCATGCAAACTCGATTGTATATGATCCCGCAATTCGAACTATTTTTGACGCATTGAAGCAAGCAGATGTCGAAGGATATGGTAGCATCAACATCGTGGTTGGTGCTGACAGACAAAAAGAGTTTGAGAACCTCGCAAACAAATACAACGGGCAACTCTATAATTTTGATGCGATTAATGTCATCTCTGCTGGAGAACGGGACCCCGATGCTGAAGGGGTCGAGGGCATGTCTGCTTCGAAATTACGAGCACTAGCAGCAGACGGAGACTTTGAAGCATTTAAAAAAGGTTTACCAAAAGCAGCAAAGGGTGTAGTTGCTAGAGAACTGTTCAATACGGTTCAAAGATCTATGGCAACTGCAGCAACTACAGAAGGTGTAGAGTTGTGGCAGATTGCTCCTAAGTATGACTCTAAAACACTTAGAGAAAATTACATTCATGGTAATATCTTCAGCATTGGTTCTCTTGTAGAATCTCTTAATACTGGACTGGTTGGTAGAATCATTCGTCGTGGTGCTAATCATGTGATCGCAGTTACAAATGAAGGCATCATGTTCAAGTCTTGGATTAGAGACTTGACTGAGTATGTTTCTCGTATTCCCTCTGGAGTTCCTGCTTCCAAACGCGAAATCGGAACAGATTCTTACAGAGAGTATGTACAATCCCTTTCTCCACTTGAGAAGGTAAGGTCGTTTATAAATAAAAGATAGCAGACCGAGATCTTTTAGGTTCGATGAAAAACTTTATTGAAGATAGCGCCGAACAGATCATGCTTAACAGCATGTCTAATGTTTTTATTACTGAAAAGTTAGATCCCGTCGGCAAAGAAGACGATGATATTGATAATGATGGTGACTCTGATAAGTCTGATTCTTATCTGAGAAAGCGTCGTCAGGCAGTTGGTGCTGCTATCGCTGCTGAGAAATCAAAGCGTGTTAAGAAAGAAGAACTAGAAGTTTCTCTGCGCCAAAAGGTTGAGGGTTTAACCGAAAAAAAGCTTTATCGCGCCGAGAAGGCGACAGTCTCTGACGAGAAGGATATACCAGTTGAAGAAAAACCAGTAAAGAATACTATCGTCATCAACCCCGACATCCAAGAGGCGCGTGACGCTGAGGTTGAAAAGAAGGGTAAGAAAGTTGCTGAGTTAGAAAGAGAGGGTCGCGCTAAGGGAATCACTGATAGATTCCGTAAAGAGCATCCTGGTTCTCGTGAGAAGAAAAAGGAAAGAGGTGCGAAGAAGTCTGAGGGTGATCGTGACGCTGATCGCCGTTCGTTCAGCAACAAGTTACAGATGAAGTACGGTAGAACCAAGAAGCAGCAGAAAGAAGCAGAGTCTATGTCGAAGCATACTTCGGCAAGAGATTGAGCCTATATAGAAGAGGTTTTTCTCTTTAAAATCATGCTGTCATTCTTACTTCCACTCGCCTACAAGGTCGTAGACGCTGCTGTTGCAAAGATTCCTGATGATGCAGAACTTGGCGATAAACTGATTGATCTGTGTTTGCTTATTGTTGGTAAAGCAGTTAAACTGACTAAGACTACTGCAGACGATGAGCTGTTTGCTAAAGTCGAAGCTGCCATCAGAAACCGCGAGGATGCTTGACTTATAAATAATTCTAAGAAAATCGTACATTGGGTGTAAAGACATGGCTCTCTGGGGCAATAACGACAATGTAACTTCCACTGGCACAGTTAGCCTTAATTATGCTACTGGTACGGTAACAGGTGCTGGTACATCCTTTGCTACTGACCTGGAAGTTGGTCAAGTAATCCGTTTCGGTATCCGCGACGGTGTTGGTACATATTATGGTGATGCAGTTATCTCTGGTATTACCAGCGAAAGAGTTCTGAGCATTGCGAGCACTGCTGGTCTCTCTGGTGCTGCTATCGCTGCCACTGACTTCTATGTCAGTGAACTGCCTTTGTATACTGTTGGAGACTCCACTTTTAGTGAGAATACCTATGGTGTAGAAGATAGAATCGTATATGGAATTTCTACCGACACCGTTGCAATGGGTCATAGTGGTTCCGTTACTCATCATGGATGGGTAGGTGTTCAAACTTATATGGACATGCATGGAAATCTGAGAGTCAAGACAGAAACTCTGGTTGCCATGTCTGGTATCACCACTGGTGCTGGCAGCATCGTTTATCCTACTGATGTATGATAGAGTGAATGAAATTCCATGAATTGAACGATAGTAACTATCTCTTATTTGCTATTAAGAACTATGAAAATCCTCAGGCAGTAACCGAAGAGGATTTTTATGATGATCTAAAAAGAATCAAGTACATTAAAAGGCTACTGAAGAGGTATAAGAACAGTGGGGAGTTAAGAACCCACTTGATTCTTAATCACTTCATAGTCCTTTTTAATGTGTTTGGGGATGCAGGAGTGCCTCTGCTATTCTTTAAACTTGATAAAGATCTCTGGTCATGCACTAAAAGTTTTTTGACATATCTCGGTAGAGTTCCTGAGTATCCACGCACGGAACTAAATAGTATTATCGATGATGAGTATTGTTTAGAACAGTTACGAGCAGTCTGATGGATCGACGCTTACAAAAAGTGTATGACATCTTGAAGGAGATGATGGTCGCTAATGCTCCTGGAGCATCTGGCGGTTTTTCCGATGAGGCAGATCGTAAGGGACCCGTCGCTGGACGAAACATTTACCTTGGTAAAGGTTCACGCAAACGCTGGTTAGACCATGTTCGGAAAACTAGGAGTTCTTGAGTCAAAGTTAGCAATCTACGAAGACTTGTCCAAAGAAATGTTGGATAAGTTAGAGCGAGCTGTAACTTCCATTCAGGATAATACAAATAAAACTGCCATCATCCTTGAGCGCCATGAAAATCGTTTAGATGAAGGTGAGCGTGTGAATGATGCTATAATCCAAATGATCAAAGATCATCAGAAGTATGATGATCGTATGTTCAAACAATTGGATACAAAGATTGAAGAACTGAATAAGAAGACCGATAGGAACACGAGGTTTGTTATTGGTGCTACTGCTGTCATTGCCACTGTTGTGACAATATTACAAGTGGCTCCGCCCATCCTTAGATTGTTGACACCTGCACCGTTAGCGAGTACAATAGTCCCAGGCACTAGTCTGGTGAATGGACCTAATTGATTCCAAGTACATCGGTCTTGTCTCTGCTAGACTTCAGAAGTTTAAAAGAGTAAAGGCAGATCTTTATAATTTTCGTTGCCCTATCTGTGGAGATTCCCAGCGTTACAAGAACAAAGCGCGTGGGTATATCTATGCAGTCAAGAACAATACGAACTTCAAGTGCCACAACTGTGGTGCTTCGATGTCACTCAACAACTTCTTGAAGAAGTTAGATACTACTCTGCATAAAAAGTACTCTATCGAGAAGTTTAAAGAGGGACATACTGGTAGGAACTTTGTTACCGAAGAACCAGAGTTTGTTTTTGAGAAACCAAAGTTTATTGCAAAGTTAGATCTTCCTCTGTGTAGTGAGGTAGAAACCGCAAAAAAGTATCTGGAAGGACGGAAGATTGATCCGTCCAAGTTTTACTTTGCTGAGAAGTTCAAGTCATTCGCCAATACTTTTCAAGAGGTATTCACAAGCACTTCTCACGAAGAATCTAGGATAATTATTCCTTTGTTTTACAATCAAAACCTAATTGGGTTTCAGGGAAGGGCTATAGGTCCCAACCGTGTTAAATATATCACCGTGATGCTTGATGATCATGCACCAAAGATTTATGGATACGACACGATCGATACAGGATTACCTGTCTTTGTGGTCGAAGGACCCCTGGACAGCACTTTCATCGACAATAGCGTGGCTCTGTGTGGCGCTGATGGTAACTTGGGTTGTCTTGAGGGAAACGATCTTATTTTTGTTTACGATAATGAGCCCCGCAATCGAGAAATTGTCAGTCGCATTGACAAATGCATATCAAGAGGCGAGAGAGTCGTCATCTGGCCAAGCGGAATTGTAGAGAAAGACATCAACGATATGGTTCTTGCTGGACATGATGTTAACGGTATGTTAAAATCAAATACATACTCAGGATTAGAAGCAAAAGTTAAGTTTACAGAGTGGAAAAAGGTATGACCAACGGGACTAAAGTTCGTAAAAGATCTGGTGAGTTAGAGGCACTTGATCTCAATAAAATGCACAAGATGGTTGATGAGGCATGTAGAGATCTTGCTGGTGTTTCTGCGTCCCAAATTGAAATCAACTCTGGTATTCAATTCTATGACGGCATCACCACTGCTGAGGTTCAGGAGATCCTAATTCGCAGTGCTAGTGACCTGATTGACCTTGAGAATCCTAACTATCAATTCGTCGCTGCTAGACTCCTCCTGTTCGCTCTCAGGAAGCAACTGTGGGGTCGTATGCGTGATTGTCCTACTCTACAGCAGCATGTTGAGAACTGTGTGAAGAGAGGTGTCTATGACGCAGAGATTGTAGTTAAATATTCTGCCGAAGAGTGGGAAAAACTGAACGGTTATATTGACCACGAGCGTGACTTCCTGTTTACATATGCTGGTCTTCGTCAGGTTGCCGATAAATATCTCGTACAAGATCGTAGCACTGGCGATGTCTATGAGACTCCCCAGTTCATGTACTTACTGATCGCTGCTACGATTTTTGCAGAGTATCCTAAGGAGACCCGTCTCGATTATGTCAAGAGATACTACGACGCAATCTCAAAGCACAAAGTCAACATTCCCACACCTATCATGGGAGGGGTTAGAACTCCACTTCGACAATTTGCTAGCTGTGTTCTTGTTGATGTTGATGACTCCCTCGATAGCATCTTTAGTTCTGATATGGCTATCGGCAGATATGTTGCACAAAGGGCGGGCATCGGTATCAACGCGGGCAGGATCCGTGGCATCAACAGTAAGATCAGAGGCGGAGAAGTTCAACACACAGGTGTTATTCCATTCCTCAAAAAGTTTGAAGCAACTGTCAGATGCTGCACTCAAAATGGCATCCGTGGTGGATCAGCAACTGTCCACTTCCCAATCTGGCACAAAGAAATCCAAGACATCATCGTCCTGAAGAACAACAAGGGAACTGAAGATAATCGTGTTCGTCGTTTAGATTATAGTATTCAAATTACTAAACTCTTCTATGAGCGTTTCATCAAAAACGAAACCATTTCCCTCTTCAGTCCGCACGATGTTCCTGGTCTGTATGATGCTTTTGGTACTGATAGATTTGACGAGCTTTATGTGGGTTATGAATCAGATCAGTCTATTCCAAGACAATCTATTTCAGCACAAGAACTTTTCCTGAGTATTCTCAAGGAGAGGGCAGAGACTGGTCGTCTGTACATCATGAACATCGACCATTGCAACTCCCACTCTTCCTTCTTAGATAAGGTTGAGATGAGCAATCTTTGTCAAGAGATTACTCTACCCACCAAACCCCTTCAGCATATCGATGGTGAAGGTGAGATTGCCCTGTGTATCCTCTCTGCTATCAATGTAGGCAAACTTCGTAACCTTGATGAGTTGGAAGAACTCTGTGACCTCTCTGTGCGTGGTCTGGATGCTCTCATCGACTTCCAAGGATACCCCGTCAATGCAGCAGAGGTAGGCACCAAGAATCGCCGTTCTCTGGGTGTAGGATATATTGGTCTTGCACACTATCTTGCGAAGCATCGGGTGGGTTATGATGATCAAGAGGCACATCAACTCGTACATGACCTTACAGAGGCATTTCAGTACTATTTGCTGAAGGCATCCAATCAACTTGCGAAAGAGTTTGGTGCTTGTGGTTACTTCGACCGTACCAAATATTCTAAAGGTATTCTTCCGATCGATACATACAAGAAGGATGTTGACGGAATCGTACCGCATAAGTTAAACTATGATTGGGAGAGTCTTAGAGAGTCTATCGTATCCTACGGTCTTAGGAACTCAACACTGTCGGCACAAATGCCATCAGAGAGCAGTTCCGTTGTGTCAAACGCAACCAATGGAATCGAACCTCCTCGTGGATTCCTGTCCACTAAGAAGTCCAAGAAAGGACCTCTTAAGCAGATTGTCCCTCAATACAATAGTCTCAAGTCTCACTACACCCTTCTCTGGGATATGGCTTCTAATGAAGGGTATATTAAAGTCGTAGCGGTGATGCAGAAATTCTTTGATCAGGCAATCTCTGGTAACTGGAGTTACAATCCCGAGAACTACAGCGACAATGAAGTTCCTGTTTCGGTCATGGCAAATGATCTTCTTACTACATATAAGTACGGATGGAAAACATCCTACTATCAGAACACCTACGACAATAAAACGGATGAATTAGAAGAGACTAAAACTGAATCAGTACTAGAAAACTTACTAGAAAATTTAAGCAAGCAAGAGGAGTGTGACGCCTGTGCAATTTAGGATCAAAGAACAAGACCCAGTTATTCAAGGAATGACCGTCTTTAATACAACCGCATCAGACCCCAAAAAGCAACCGATGTTTTTTGGTTCTCCCCTTAGCATTCAGAGATACGATTCCTATAAGTATCCAATCTTTGACAAACTGACTCAGCAACAACTGGGTTACTTCTGGAGACCTGAAGAAGTTTCTCTTCAAAAAGATCGTGCTGATTATCAAACACTTCGTCCAGAACAAAAACATATCTTTACTAGCAACCTGAAGTATCAGGTTATGCTAGACTCTATTCAGGGTCGTGGTCCTGGTATGGCATTTACTCCATACTGTTCCCTCCCCGAACTGGAGGCATGTATGAATGTGTGGCAGTTTATGGAGATGATCCATAGTCGCTCCTACACATACATCATCAAGAATGTATACAGCGATCCTTCAGAAGTCTTTGATACTATCATTGATGATGAAAGGATTCTTGAGAGAGCTGCTGCTATTACTCAGGCATACGATGACTTCATTAATGCTGCCCAACAGTATGGTATCAGTGATGACTGGAAGTATGCACAAGAAGGTGCTGGAACATTCAAAGAAACTCGTTATGAACTCAAGAGAAAACTTTTCCGTGCCGTAGCCAATGTCAATATTCTCGAAGGCATCAGATTCTATGTCTCGTTCGCTTGCTCGTTTGCGTTTGGTGAACTCAAACTTATGGAGGGATCCGCTAAAATTATCTCTCTCATCGCCAGAGACGAAAATCAGCATCTTGTCATTACTCAAAACATCATCAACAAATGGCGTGAAGGCGATGACCCAGACATGCAACAGATTGCTAAGGAAGAAGAATCCTGGTTGATTCAAACTTTCCAGCAAGCAGTTTCCCAAGAGAAGCAGTGGGCAGAGTATCTGTTCAAAGATGGATCCATGATTGGTCTGAATGAAAAACTGCTCAATCAATATGTCGAATGGATCGCTAATCGCCGTATGAAAGCCATTGGGATGAAACCTCTTTATGATATCTCTGCCAAGAATAATCCTCTCCCCTGGACACAGCACTGGATCTCCTCCAAAGGTCTTCAGGTTGCTCCCCAAGAGACCGAAGTCGAGTCCTATATTGTCGGCGGCATCAAACAGGATGTTGAAAAAGATACCTTTGCAGGATTCCAACTATGAGTGATTATGTTTGGTATGATGATTGTTTCCGTGCGTACAAAACCGAATATGGTTTGTGGCACACGGTATCAAAAGAGGGTCGTGAATTGGTTTCGGGACTGACAGAAGATGTCTGTGTTCGGATGACTAGATTTTATTTGAAAGGAGAGCAAGAAGGTTGGGGTGATAAGAATAGTAGAGTAGTTAATGATGGAGTAGTCAGTGGCAAACTCTGAGTTACCTGAGTGGAAGAAAAGGGCACTCCAAGATCCTGATCTTCCACAAAAACAATTGGATGTTCTAATGCATGGTCCTAAGTCATTGACTGATGCATGGTTTTTGCAGGCAATGAAGTTTAAATATTCTAAATATAATTGAATATCGTCGGCGCAGAAGACCTCCCTGGCAAATATCAGGGGGGTCTTCTTTTTGTATGTTTATAAATATCTTTATTGAAGTCTGAGTACCAAAGATGAATCGCTCTCACTTAGATAAACTTTCTGAATCCTATGCTCAGATTGCCGAAGGCAAGAAGTCTGAGGAAGAAGTAAAGGATTGGAATAGAAAGGATGATAATCCCGAAGGAAAGAAAGTAGATAAAAAGAAAGTAGACAAATGCACATGCGAGTCCTTCTACCTGAAGAGACTGCATGCAATGAACCCTGTTTATGCTGAGCAGTATCGTGCCATTGCTGAGGTTCTGATTGGCGAAGGATACGAGAGCAGCAGACTCCTGGATAACATCATCGAAGTACTTCCGATGGATGTTGTTGGACCTGAGTTTGTCTCTGCCATGAAGGCAGTCAATCCTCGCATCCACGAGAATCTTGAAACTGCTGAGAAGAAGCTGGCAAGAGCTATTGTTTTTGAGCAGCGAGCGACAGGATTCTTCCCTTTAGATGTTATTAGAGGTACATGGAATAATTGGCGCAACAGAAACAACAAACCAAATAATAATACCACACCCACAAGACCACAGGTCCCTGCTAGTGAAGCTGAGAAGTTCTTTGGAACTAACGCATATGGAGCGGGAGGTAGTCAGAGAAATACTGGTTCTGGTCGGGATGGAAGCTTTGGATCAGGAACCTCGGGTTCTGGTATGCCCAGCAACCCGCCAGGACGGTTGCCTGCACCGTCAAATAGGAATACTAAAACGACTAAAACTGGAACTGGACTGGCAAACATTGATCCTGGAGAAGGTTCGTATAACAATCCTGACTATGGCAAACCTGGCTGGTATACTACTCCTAGCGACACTGGCAGCACAAGTAGCACTAGCAGCACAAGTAGCACTGGGTCTGCTTACACTCCTCCCAGATCCACAGGTCCTATAACATCAGCACAAGCCATCGCAAGAGGTAGTACGGAAGGTCAAGGTCCCAAGTCCCCTGCTTCCACTTGGGTTGATCCTAAAGCAAATGCAACACAACGGAAAACTCACATTGGTCGCCACTTAACTCTCAAGCAACATCAAGATGCTGTTGCTAAACGGCAACAGACTGTTTCATCTTCTTACCAACCAGAGGGTGAACTGGTTGATGAGTCTGGATATTTTCCAACTCCAGAATCACAAAGAAAAGATTATGAAAAACATAAACCCAACTTGAGTACAGGTGAACTTCCTGGTAGACACAAACCCGTGAAGCGTAACCCTGATGGTTCTTTACAGAAAAACTCTTTTGAACCAGAAGGTGAGCAGATTAATGAGGGTATTCCACTTGCATTAGGTGCGGGTGCAATCGCTGGTGGTTTAGCTCTATGGAAAGCATACCAAGGAGCAAAGACTGTAGAAAAAATTAAAAACGATGCTAATAGTGGTAAGGGTCAATTCGGTGCCATAAAAAAAGCTACAGATGCTAGATCCAAATTGTACCAACAGAATAATTCTTTCGAACCAGAAGGTGAACAACTCCAAGAAAAGCCAGGTGATGGATGGATTGGACCAACTGTTGGTGGATATGGTATTCCTAATCCAATCAGAGTATTGGCACATGATCCTTCAGATATTCAGGCAAGAAGATTGAAGAGAGATAGTGCTCGTTACAATCAAGAACTTGGGCGTAATGCTACTTCTGTTATTGGTGGACAAACCTACAATAGAAAAACAAGTGATGCTTATAATAAATTATTTGGAAAACCTAAACCTGAGTTAGCACAAGATTCTTTTGCACCAGAAGGTGAGATGGTTTCGGAAGGTGAAAAAGCAGGATTAGGTGGTAATCGCGGTCCTGCTCAGGGCGGTTCCTCGGCACGGGATCGTGGCGGTGAGACTACTACCATTCAGAAAAAGATTGATGCACAACGCGATGCTGAAAACGCTAGAGGTGATCGTGGACGCGAGTTCACAAAACCTGCACAACTGAATCAATTGAAGCGTACTCAACCTACAAATATGAGAAATTCATATGAACCAGAAGGTGATCTAGTTTCCGAAATGGACATTAGGAAAATCAATCCTGGTGCTGCTCTCGGAAGAGCAATTGAGCGTGCTCTTGTTCCTCCAGTTGCCGATGGAACTCTTAAGGGTAAACCTAAAAAACTCGATAAGAAGATGAACGAATCTACTAAATCTGTATTTGAGTCTTTGAAGCAAGCACGGAAGAATGTTGGTGCTAGCACTTGCTGGGATGGTTACAAGGCAAAGGGAACCAAGACTAAGAACGGCAAGGAAGTCCCTAACTGCGTGAAGGAAGGTATTCGTGATGAGGATGCTGAGAAGGGCACTAAAGAGAGAAAGGAACGCCTTGAGAAGAAGCGTGGCCACAAGGTAGACGATCATCCCCAGTTCAAGAAGGACAAGAAGGATGATTCGTATTTGGAAACAAATATGAAGAAGCGTCATGAGAACAACGAGAAAGCCCGTAAGGAAATGGCAGACAAAAAGGATGACACCGTTCCTCGTTGGATGAAGGATGACTTTAACCTTTATGATATCGTTCTGACATACCTTGATGAGAACGAGATTATGGAGAGCGTAGAGCATGCTGAAGAGATCATGGAGCAATTGACCGCTGAGGAGATCCTAGGCATCGTAGAAGAGGTTCTGGGTGAAGATGATAGTAAAGCATATGCGAAAGATGCTCATGGTAATACATACCGTGATTACTCCAACGATGGATTGTCTCCTAGACAGAGAAGAATGAGAGACTTTGGTCAAAAGCGCATTCAACAGGCAAATCAACAAACTGCTGATACACAAGCAGCAAGGTCAAGGGCGGCGAGATCCTCTAAAGGAAGTGGTCGTGGTAGTCGTGGCGGCGGTGGATTTAGTTCACTTGATACTGCCACTTATGGTTTAAGTCAGTTTGATCCAGCAAGACACGGCGGAGTCTGATAATACTAGGAGGGCTTGACACCCTCCTTTTTTATGAGTAGAATTGGTTTGTCGGTTTTCAGATGAGCTCTAAATAATCTTAAAGACTTTAGAGCATGGTTGATTATGAAAACCCATGGATTTACAAAGGTACTCCGTTCACTAGTGAGGATATTGGTGATTACTACGGGTTTGTCTACCGCATCACTAATCTCATTTCTGGTCGGGTTTACATTGGCAGAAAGTATTTCTGGTCGCTACGAAAGCCTAGAGGCAAAAGTAGGAGAGTTAGAAGTGAAAGTGACTGGAAGAAATACTATGGAAGTTCTGATGAACTTAGCGAGGAACGGAAACGGTTCGGGAATCATAACTTCGAACGAGAAATTTTAAGCCTACATAAGACGAAAGGATTTGTTAATTTCGAAGAGACTAAGCAATTATTTCTTCATAATGTTTTGACTGAATCCTTAGACGATGGAACTCCAAAGTATTACAACAGTAATATTCTTGGGAGGTATATGAAAAAAGATTATTTCCCATGGCAGAATACACAAAAGACATAAACAACGAAGACATTCTTTACGGAACTTCCGAAGACCATCAATACATGATGGAATGGGAAAAGAAGTATATGGAAGATTGTGTTGATGCCTTAGAACCTTATGGAGATATCCTAGAGGTTGGATTTGGTATGGGATACTCTGCGACTCAGTTTCAGAAACATAACATCAAATCATATACTGTTTTAGAACCAGACCCTGTTGCATATGCAAGAGCATTGAAATGGGCAAAAGACTATGAGAACATCACTGTTCTTAATCAAGGATGGCCCTGTAGAGATCATCTTGGTAAATATGATTGCTTCTTTTATGATCCATACATAGAAGAGAAATGGATGACACCCGAGATTCTGCAATATGCAGGTTGCGATATCATTCATTTTATGGTAACATGTATCAATGAACACTCGAATGAGAAAGCAAAATTCTCTTTCTATTGTTCTACCCAAGGTGCTCCAATGCAAGGACATGTTGATCGGTTCTATGTTATGCTAAGTAACATGGATCTAGAAACAAAGTTTGACATGAGTTTCAAACCTTACGATGTTGAAGTCCCAGAACATTGTAACTACTGCAAGACAGGTTGGCTTTACAAACCTGTCATCACTGTGGTAAAATAAACATACGCCACTATAGCTCAGATGGATAGAGCAACGGTTTTGTAAACCGTAGGTCGTCGGTTCAAGTCCGACTTGTGGCTCCTTCATTCCTCTTTAGCTCAGCGGTAGAGCGAACGACTGTTAATCGTTTGGTCCCTGGTTCGATCCCAGGAAGGGGAGTTGGAGAGTTGTCCGAGTGGTTTAAGGAGCAGCACTGGAAATGCTGTATGGGGGCAACCTCATCTAGGGTTCAAATCCCTAACTCTCCGTTTATTGCTAAATATTTTTACTCCTTGAAACTTACATCATGGAATATAAACCATACTCACCTGAGTGGCATCGATGTAGATATTTGAAAGAAGCAATCGACAAGTATCTTGACGATTATGTCGATCCTGGTATAATCATGGATGACATTAGAAGCATCTTGAATGCCCGTTCAGAGGCAGCATATCAAGAGTTCAGTCGCATCAATCAATTAGAACACTATTTGTCGGAAGAGTAAAATGCTTTCAACTCA